ATACAGGCTCTTTTCTGTCTTCATGCTCTACTACTTTCATATTGCTTCCATTTACAATTTGCTTTATCCTTGAAACAAGATCCTCTGAACTCATGCTTTCCATCTTTGAAACCATGACCTCCTTCCGATCTATATACAACCCTGCTACCTTGCCCCTCGACACCTCGGCAGAGATCGCAGCAGCAATTTGCCCTGAATCCTTCGCTTCATCACGCAAATGGGAAAGTTCTGTTAGATGTGAGTCAACACTAACTTCTGCTCGTTGTTTCTGCTTTTCCAAAAGCTCAATAATAAAATTGCCAACCAGTGGATTCTTACGAAGCATTGCAGAACCTTGAACTTTTGAGCCAATCATGTCTTTCGTAAAGCCTGATTTTCTCGCTGCAGCTGCAGCAGACATTCCTTCAACATAAAGTCTACAAAACTTTTTGTGCTTTGGTAGTAATGGTCGGTGTCTCTTACCATCTGAGCAAACCCAGTAATTCCCACATTCTGATGGCGAAACTGGAGTGTATACAAGATCTCTCATCAATATGACCTTTTCTCGCTTTCTTTGTTTTCTTTCCTTATATCTTACCAGACACAATAGTAATATACAATGGTTTTTTATTCTAAAAACAAAAAACTTTTCTCCCGACCCATTATCTATGACTGACAGTTATGATATCTTGAAAACAAATATCATAGCCAAGAACCAAGAGCCACAGAGCATTACAGAAGATATTATGAGATTATGAGATTATGACGTGAGTTTTAGAAATTAAAACATTAAAAGTGAACAGGAGGGACATTGGGGCATTTCTGCCCCAAGTTAGTTAAGTGATATTTTCTATTCTTACGAATTCACCTTTTTCAAAAATATATTTTTTACCTTTGTGTTCAGTGCTCCAATTTTCATTATGAACACGACCAACGTATTGACTGGTTAAATTTTTATCGCTGATTTCTAAAACCAATTTCATCAACTTTCGCACATTTTTTTCACTTTCGTGCTGAAAGATTTCTCTTATGTGATCATCTTCATCATAGATAACACCAGTTGGGTACATTTTTTCCATTATCAATTACTCCTTATCAAAACAAGAAAAGCTACAGAAGAAAGATTGACGAATCTCTTCATCTTCTACAAGAACCCAAGGATGGTCAGTGTACCATAAAAGGTCACCAGTTTTAAGATTAAGGGCGAATGCCTCATAGCCCTCAGGAAAGTCAGGACCGTCAAGTTTAACAGCCCCAGCACCTTGTTCAATGGTATCAGAATCCATCATACTAAGACGAGGGAATGTCCTGATAAAGATATTAGTCATTCCCTCACGGTGTGCATAAAGTGCATACATTATAAATTCTCCTCTTTCTTTAACTGCTCAATTAACTCTTCATCAATGTAATCTGAGTCTATATCCTCTGGATGAGGAATACGAGAATGAGGGGCTTCTTTTCGTAAAGGATTACCCCACTTATCATACTTACCCCAAAATGGGTTAACATGCCAAACATCATTACCTGTAGCAATATAAGCTCTATCAGGGTTTTGGGAACCAATCTCTCTAGCTTCGGCTCGATCCCAATCTTGGGGTGATGCGTAAATAAAATCACGATCTTCTTGTTCTTGTATGTACATTTTTCTTCCTTTCTAAAATTAATCTTACCTATATTATAGTAAAACAAGGCGACGATTACTATTACATTATACTGTTTTTACTCGTAAAAAAACCCCACCATTTTCATGGTGGGGCGAAAGGAACTGTTATGTCGTAAATAAAATGACTATGTCCAGAATCAACTGGACATAGTCGACCAAGCTATGCGTTTGCATATTCGATAGCTTTGTCTAATGCTTTGGCTTTCCTGTTTGCTCCAACGCCAAACCATGATGAATGAAGAGCATTACCAGGAGCTGACTGCTTTTTCTGATGATCTTCGTGATAAGTCACACCATTCAAAGCACCCCACCAAGTTCCCTTGGCTGACTTCATCGTAGCACCTGGACTTAGATCAATGTTTTGAAGGACCTGAGTCGCTGTAGCATTAAACTGCTCTTGCATAACGAATTCATCATCAGTAAGTGCTTTGGCTTTATCAACAAGTACGGAAGGTTGATACAACTCAGCAATATAATTGAGAACTGATTCTTGTTTGTATTGACGAGATGCAAGGAACTCGGACTTTTCTTTGAAGTCGGTTATCGCTTGACTACTGAGACCAAGTGCTTCTTCTGCTGCAGCTCGGACATCTTCATCGAACTCTTTGACGTGGGGCATACGAAGTGCAGTACCCTCGCCTCGCAATGCCATAGTCAAGGTATTGTTACAAACAACTCGGATCGGTGTAAACTTAATCGTCATTGCTTTGCCTGCTTCGTGAGGCTGATTAATGAGGAGGTAGCCTTTAACTTCATCGCCACCAGCTAATTCGAAATCATCTTTGAGTTTGGCTAAACCCCAAATCTCTTTACCATCTCGTAAAGAACCAGCAGTCTCCATTTTCATATGACCTGCTTGAGTAAACTTAACGAAGAAGTCGAAGATATCTTTGTTTTGGATAGGTATGTATTTTTCGCCACACTGCGATAAAACTGAATTATCGCTATCCCTAACAATGAAGTGGTGTCCACTAGCTTGGAGTAAACCGACATCACCAACGATCTGACCATTCTCGGATGACCACTCAGGCTTATCTAATGTATAAGCTGGTCGTTTACTAACTGTCCAGTCAAGCTGTGCAGCTTTTTGCATTTGAGCTGGAGTAAGGGTATCAGCAACTTCTGTTCCTAACCCATGCCAAGGCTTTGCATTTGCATAAGCCATCGTTTCGATATTATGTGCCATTATTCTTCCTTTCTAAATTAATGGTTAATATTTAAGTTACTACTATAATAAGAGATATAAAAAACGATTACTATAACAAAATAATGCTTTTACTGATTCAAAAAATAGATTATCGTTAAGTATCGTTTATTTTTCCCCTATAAATGAATGTAGAATCAAGATCTCCTCCCCTTGATTCTACATCTTTAGATTTCACGTGGCTCAGATGAATCAACAATATGTCCTATATTCATACCTGTTCGTCTAATATCGAGCCATTGTAATACAAGCATATCATTATGCTTCTTTTGAAGACGAGCAAGTTCTGGAATAATAACACACATAGGATCATGCCAGTATTCTTCAGTTTGATCTGGGTAAGTGACTTTTAATAAAAATTTTGGTTTACCCATTTTGTTTCCCCTCTAATGTTTTTAATTTTTGTTGAGCTAAAGATAAAAGTTCATATGCCTCTCTTAATTTTAATTGTACATCACTAAGTTTGTTTTTAGTATCAACTAACTGAGCAGTCCTCTCTATGTACTTAGCCTCATAGTTTAATTTTTCACTCATAAGCCTACCTCCTTCTTCCATTTTTCGACTTGTTTTAATAAGGAGACAGCACATTCATACCGACCCTCACAAATACCCTCAGTACCGTCAGTAAGAATTTCTTCACCATCGACTACAGGGGCTTGATGGCTAATCTCATGTTTTAACCATCGTTCTATCTTTGCAATTACTTGATTAGATACATCATCTGGATTACCTATCATCACTGTCCCTCCTTTGGATATCTGAAATAATTAAAAGTTTCGTCCAAGACATGATGAATAACGTAAGTATAGTTAGCATCTTGCCAAGCAGAAACAACTTGAGACTCTGCATCCATATAATCTATATGATCATCAGGTATCTCTCCAGGATGCTCTGGGTGAGCAATATCTTCTGGGTGCCAATATTCGACATAACCGAAACCATGACCCTCTTCTAATACTTTCCATGCCATGCTTATGCTCCTTTCGTATTTATATTAACTAACTCCGAAAGGTTAGTCACAAGAACATAATTAGATTTATGCATAGGAACAACAGTATGAACTTTTCGTTTAGCCTCCTTATCGCCACAAGATAAACAGGTATCATACCCAAGACTAGCCCTGCGAGGGGGCGAGATAACATTATCGCATACTTTACAATACATTAGCAATATCCTTTCTACTTTCTTTATTTTTATTATACTAAAACAAAAAGGCAATTTATATAGGAAAACTATGCTTTTTATCGTTAAACTTGTAGCTAAGTGTATCACTCATTTCTTCGATATTGATTGAATAAAAGTTTTTGTTTTTTAATGGAGCAGAGAAAAACTCTAATCTCTTTTCTGCTTCTTCTCGTGTTTGATATGAACCAATGAATGATGATCCATGATCCCCACGTCTTTTAATACGAATACGATAATAACCTTTCGTAGAAAGTATCATGCTACATTCTCCTCTACATGTTTTAAAACTGCATCGGTAAGTACGGCTAAAGAACTACCACGACCTGCTTTCATATATGATGCCTCTAAAGCAGTATGAAGATTAAAACGTCGTGCCATATCTTCTACAATTCTATGAGACGAAACTCCTTCGAGTTCTTTTATAATTGAACCATCGTCTGCATAAATATTTCCTTTATGAGAGCCATCAGATTTATAAGTACGAATAAAACTCTTTACATACTTTGGTGGAAAGCCTAACTCAGTAAATGTTTTTATATCCCAAATAGTATGAGCATCGTATAAGATCTCTGCTAAATCTCTTTGATTAGCCTCTACTAATACTTTCTTAATTCGCTTAGTTGTTAAATCCATTGGCATCCTCATTTTGATCCTCCTCTTTAATATATAATCCGTTAACCAATTTTCCTTTTCTATTTTTAATTTCTTCGTAAGCATATTCCATACAATAAACTAAGGACATATTATTTCGCATACAAATATTTATCATAATAACTAACATATCACCAATAGCATCTGCTATCAAAGCCTTTGGGACTTCTGGTGTATCGTAAGAGTCAGCTTCAATAACTGCTTGGGATAACTCGCCTAGTTCTTCTAAGAGTTTTAGAACCTGATCTTTACTTGTACTACCCTCGATAAGGTTACGATCTTCATGCCACTTCCTTATCAATCTCTCAAGAGTATAATAATCATACGGCACTTGCATCATCTTCCTCCAGTATATTGACTAGCTTGAGTTCATATTGAATCATACTATGGTTTTCGTGAGAGTAAACTTCTAAAGTGTTTTGATGTAAAATATATGTGAAGTGATCTGTTTCTAATATTCTTGCACCATCTGATTCAACACCTTGGAAAGTTTGTAGATCACTTGCTGATAGACCTCTCCAATTTTGTTTAATAATCTGTTCTAAAAGATCAGGTGCTATACCCCTTGAACGACCATAGGGTTTTTGTTTAAAATGTTTCATTTAGAATCCTCTTCATTAGCTACATGAAGCAAGACCCATTTACCATGGGAAACTGTAGTACCAGTTTCGAAACAATATAAAGTCATGTTATTAATGATAAATAGACGTTCACCATCTGATGTTTCTAAAGCTCTCGCTCCATCCATGGGGATCTTACCGAATACAGGCTTATAGCGAATAGTCTCATCTTCATTTAAAGTTCGCCAATCAAAGCTAACAATTAATTCTAAAATTTTAAAAGGGGTCATATCAAACTGGTGTATGCCATGACCACATCTTGGACAAGTAATTGCCATATTTCTTCCTTTCTAATATTTCAATGGGTTTTCTTCTACAGGTGCAGAGTTTTGATAAAACTCTTTTGCATGTTTAAAGTCGTTTGAACGACCTGGAAAATTAGGTTTATACCTTGATATAGGTTCACCTAGCTTATGCTGGACATATAAAGTATCATACTTAATCCACCATGCATAAACATCTTTTACATTAAAGTCTAATAAATAACATGAAGTTACTTCATACTTAGCCTCTAACTCATAACATATATTTGCCATATTCTTCCTTTCTAAAAATGTAGGGCGAGAGGTCGGTATGCAAGTGTTTTGCCTCTCATTAAGCTATCTGTTGTACTCAACCTCATAGCACCCTAAAAAGTGTACTAGAAGTAGGACATTACCGAGTGACTTCCGTCGAAGTCATAGAGGTTTCTATTCCGATAGCGACTCTATCTATCCCTTGCTATCGCCCAACTTCTAGTACGTTGCAACATCTAACAAATAGAATGGGGATAAGGAACCTGTTGCAGGAACCTGAGGTAATACCCCCACACTACCTTTTTATTATAGTAAAAATATTAAATGAATAAAAACTAAAAATAATGTTTCTTATGCCGACTCATCGCCATTACTATCGTAAGGACTTTGAGTAGTTGGAAACTCACTATGAATATTTTCAGTTATTTCTTGGGTATCTTTATACATGGGAAATAAATTATACATTAATAATCTCATATCTTCAATGTTCGATACTTCTTTCATTGCTCCAGGAACTTTATCTAGTTCTTTTATCGCAATGTAGAGGGCTTGACCAATTATGTATTGACCTCGCAAACTTGCAAATAACTTCCTTGCTACTTGGATCTTCTGTTCTTTAGACATCCAATTTCTTCTTTCTATTTTTTCTTGTTCACTCATCGCTTTCTCCCTTTCCGTGTATGATTTTCCAAGTGTTTTTATAATCTTCTTCTGCCGTCTCGACGGATAACATTCCGTGTGTAATTAGATACTCGGAATAAAAGTCGAACGTCTCATCGGCAGTAGCTCCTTCTAGCTCAACTCCCTGACCTATAAGATTTGCAGCGATTAGATCTGCTTCGTTCTTAGCACCCAACTCTCGTAGCTTTCGCCATGCGACAAGAGCCATGATGATAGGCATCTTTATAGTTTTTTCGGACATTTAATGCTCCTTTTTATTTATTATAATAAAAATAAAAATGGAATTATATAAGAATAAAATGTTTATACTGCTTGCTTTGTATAATCTGACTCAGAACCTCTTGTCCAACCTCTAACAGATTCAGCATGAGCTATGACTTTAGAAGCATCTTTAGCTTCACCCCAGTTTGGTCCAAGTTCCACGTCTACTTTTACAGGGACTTTTATTTCTACACAATGTTCCATAATTTCTTTTATCTTTACTGCTTGCTCTTCTGACTCTACAGAAAAATCTAATTCGTCATGAACTTGTATATGAGGTATAATTCCTTCTTCGAATAATAACTGCATTGCTTTCTTAGTCATATCTGCGGCACTACCTTGTATTAATCTATTCATAGCTTTATGTGTAAAAGCCCTTTTAATAGCATTACCATGTTCAGCATAAGCAGTTTTATGATCCATAATTTTTCGTGTGCCAAACTGCATTGGCTCCCACTTATCGAAACGACAACGTCTTCCTAATAATGTTCTTATATTACCTTGATCTGCAGCACGTCGTATAGCTCGTTCACTAAGGGCTTTTACAAATGGAACTCGTTCATGATATTGGCTAAATAATTCTTTTCCCTCTTCCATCGTTAACCCTAGACTACTAGACAGTTTTTGAACACCCATAGAATAAAATAATCCTAAGTTTATATTCTTTGCTTGCTTTCTTGGTATGCCTGCCATATCAGCTACGACTTGATGAAAGTCTGCATCCCCATCTCTAAATGCATCCCCAGCTTCTTTTGCCCCACGAAGTTCCATCATCTCTGCATAATGAACAACGAGTCTTGGTTCTTGTTGAGAGTAATCAAAAGCACCCCACTGGCATCCTTCTTCAGGAATAAATAATGATCGGATAGCCGTACCTATTTCAGGATCCCTTGCTGGAACTTGTTGTAGATTAGGATTACTGTAGCTAAAACGACCTGTAACCGTACCACCGTCATCAGAACGAAGTGGGTGTAATTCAGCATGAAGACGACCTGATTGTTGATTACTCATAAGCATTCCGTCGATAAATGTTGTCCTTGCTTTATTCATCTTTCGTGCTTTTACAATTAACTTTGGAACTTCATGTTCGTGATTTTCTAACCATGATTGTTGAAAGGAGGGTGATCCTTTTTCTGTAAAGTTATATGGTAGTTTTAATTTCTTAAATGCTTTTTCTATAGATGCATTCGCCCATATTTCTATATTTGATCCAACTAACTTTTTTATTTGTAATAGAGCATCTTCTTCTTTAGCCCTGAACATTTTAGACATACGTTCTGCTTGGTCTAAATCAATACGAACACCTCTAAATCTCATTTCGATAAGTAATGGTAGTATCGATGTTTCTAAATTAAATATCGACCATAAGTCTTGTCTTGATAATTCTTGTTTTTGAAACTTCCATAATCTTAATGTCATCGCAGCATCTTGCTCTGCATATGGACCAACATACATAGGTGGTAGTTCTGATATGTCTGCTTTTGGGTCTACGTTCCATGCTTCTGCGGCATCACGTAACAAGTCTTCACTTTTCGTTTCTTGTAAGTAATGTTTACCTAACGCATTTAAAGCATAACTAAATCTATTTTCATCTATTAAAGGGGCACCGATCATAGTATCAATTATACGACCTTTTACATTAACACCCTCTGCTTTTAACCAACCAATATCATATGAAGCATTATGACAAATCTTATCTGCATCTGTAGATACCATGTCTTTTAGCCAATTAAAAACAACTTTTTCGTCTAAATTGCCCCCTGACCTATGTCGTATTGGAAAATAACCTTCCCAACCATCAGTAGCTACAGCGATACCAACAATATGTCCATCTTTCTTCGCCCAACCTGCACCTTTAGATCGTAGGTTAGGATCCCATGTTTCAAGGTCAATAGCTATTTCTTTAGCTTTCGATAAGTCTGGTAGCACTTCTGGAACTGTCCATGCACTATCAGGAGGGAACAGAGGATCCTGTAAAGGATTTTTATATTTCGGCAATGCTTTCTTCCCTTTCTTTGGAGAAGAGTTTACCTTATTTAGCATTCTTTTGTAAAGCTATTTGTGCTTCGACTAAGAGCAGATAACGTCTAAGGTCTCTTATATCGTCTATAAGTCCTTCTGGTCTCTGATCCTCCTCTAAAGCTAAAAAGATATCGTAAGTATAATCGTTTGATTGGTTTTCTATACGATCCCACTTCCTAGCTAACATCATAAAAGCACCTATGCCCCCTCGCTTTTTCCAACTATCTCCATAAGACTTTTCTGCTTCATGCAAAGCACTAACATCATCGTTAGCTAATACATTAACTTTTTGTATTATCTTACTACGTTTCTCAGTCATTCTTGGCTCTCTCTTCCTTTCTTTCTAACCACTCCATACATGCTTTTCTCCAATCTGGTGCTTGGATAGTTGAGGCTTGCAGTATGGCATGTTTATAATCTTTTTGTTTATAATAATTCCATGCCTCAACAAGAGGTATCGCTGTATAAGCGAATGTCTTCATATTACTAAAATGATCTGGGGTTATCCACATACCACCTAATTCTTTATTGTCTTTACTAGAACAAAACAGGTTAAAGAAATAATTTAAATCTTTATCGAAGTTTTGTTTATCTTGTATTAGGTCTTGCCATGTTATCTCTGGGTTAGCTTCATAACCATGAGGAGAGATACCTTTAGAAAGTTTCTTATCTAGTTCGTTCCAGACATCTAAATAAACATGAGCATTATTACTAATTTGATGATAACAACCTACACTTAATCCTGACATTGTTGCTATATATTCATGAAGCATACTAAAGTGAACTGCGTTAGCCCCATATGCACCCCAAATTAAATCATTAGATCTACAACAGACAGTCATATCTAATTTAATCTGATTATGCTCTTCACCTAATTCTTTTGTTGGATAGGCTTTAAAATATATTTGAGTATTACAAGGAACATCTTTACCTTTATAATGAAGATCATTTACAGGATCCCACATTGATAAAACTATTCGTCTATCCCATTTATTATCTTTTAGCTTTTGAATAACGTCATGTAATTGATCGTAACCAAACTGGTTTCGCCAACGATAACCATAAGACCCATATAAAAAGTTACCATCGTCAGAAAACTCTTTCATCCTTTTTACAAATCTTGCTAGTGGTTCTACGTCTCTTCGACCAGCTAACATCCATAAGCCCTCTATAAAATGAAAGAAAGGATTACAATTTCTTTCAGGAAGAAACATTACTCGTTCTCTTGGAAAGTTATAAGTAGAACAAACAGGGTCTTTGAACATTAAGACATCACCATTTCTACTTGGTATCTTTACCATGTTATATGGTTCTCTTAATGACATTACTGCTATTTGAAATACTTCTTCTACGTTATCACCACGAAATGTTATCATTTATATCTCCCTCTTGGTGTGCCTTGTCCTAAACGGACTCGTTCATATTTATCAAACTCACAAAGACTATGTTCTATCTCTCTCATCTCCATAACTGTAGCTATCTCTGGTGGTAAAAAGTTATGTCTCCAATAGAATAAAGTTAACATATCATCGTTCCATTTATGTTTAGAACTTTTCCAATTTAACTCTCTACCAAATATTCTATTTAATCCTCTCATTGCTCCTGGACCTGCATTAGCCCAAGTTTTTATATCTTTAGCTGAGTTTAGAAACATCGTATACCTTAGATCAGTAACAAGTTCATATGCCATGAAAGCACCAAGATAAGGAAATTGTTTTAAAAGAATATGAGCACGTCTTAGAGTTTCTGTATTTTCTATTAAATCGTCTGCTAACCAACCTCGTCGATGCCATATTCTCTCTATACAAAAAATAACCCCATCAACTTTATCCATACCATTAGGTGTTTTTATTATATAACCCCCTGTAACATATTTATTTTGTTTCTTTATTTCTTCTCTAGCAAGTTCAGGATCCCAATCAATATGAAGATTATGTTTTAGTAAAGTTTCTCCTGTTTCAATAAGATTAAACCAACGAAAGATAACAGTAGCCATAAAGACCTCTCTTTGATTATGGAGAGGTTGTCTCATGTTTTCTCGAAACCAAACAGTTGTCTTATCGTTTTCTCGAAACGGATTAGTAAATCGATACTTATCTAAAATCTTATCCGTTGTCCAAGGGCGAGGAAGACCTTGTTCTTTTTTCTTAAAGATATCATGTCTTTCCTCGATCCACCAGAAAAACCTTTTAACAGGATCCATTACTTCTTCCTTAAATGCCAATTAACATTATTAGCAGTCTCAGGATAAGCCGTTGCTAATATAACTCGTTGCCAATGTTTATCGAACCTATTTTTAATATCGTCAATAACATTTTGTGACCATCTCATATTAGCACGGTGGTTTTTATTAAAATTATTTGTTTGAGTAAAAGTTCCATAATGACGTTCTAATACGAAATGTTTTTCTAATAAGTCTTTTAACTCTTGATAACCCCACTCATAAACATGATCTTTAGGTAATTTATCATTAGACCCATCGTGGTTAGGTGTCGATATATATGCAATACCTCCTGGACGTAGCTTTCTAGCAGAAGCCTCAATCCACGGTTCGATAAACTCTCTCCCCATATGTTCTATAACTTCCGTTGTCATAAACACATCTATAGACTCATCTTCTACAGGAGGTTCAGGATTAGTTGTTAAATCTTGTAAAACTATTTGACCTTTATTCGAAGTCATAGTTTTAAACCACTGGTGTTCTGTAACAGGAAGATCATCGTCTACCCACCAATCAGTTAAACAAGCTGGATCTATATCCATACCAACATAACTATTTACGATCTCTGATTTAGTAGAAACAAAGGCTTTGTATAAATAACGAAGTGTCCATATTTCTCCACAACCTATTTCTAATATATCAACAGGTCGTCCAAGAGTTTTAGCTTTATCCATTATTAGTTGTCCCATCTTACAAAAACGACTAATATGAGCTAACTCATCTGGTCTCCAGTTTGCTAGTGTCCCTGCACTTGCTATATCCATTCTTGTGTTTTTAGAGTTGTTTGCATTTACTGCAAGTTTTCTTCTTATCGAAGCCATTACTTTCTCCTATTCATAGTTGATGTAGTTGTTTGCTAACATTATTTTATGATAGTGCTTATATATTCTGTCAACAGGTTGAGAAGTTTGAAGCCTCTTACTCTTTTCTATAATAGGTATGAAATCCTCTACACTTATCGGTTTTCCATGTTTCTTTAATATATCTAATATCACTAACATTTGTGATGCACCTTTTTCTGGGTGCTTATTATAAACAATTACTGCCTCTGGATCAAATCTGTATAAAGATTTTTTTACTTCTTCAGAGTTAGAACTTTGTTTAATAACTTTTTGTCTCCAGTTAACTGCTTCTTCAAGTTCTTCTGGGTGCCAAAATCGAAAACATCCAGGCATATATTCTTGCCAAAAGCCGTCAGGATGAGTAATCTTTGATTTTTTATCTGTCATATTCTAACTTTCTAAAAATTTACTATATTATGATAGTATAAATAGTTTATTGTATAAAGAAAAAACTATTCATATCATAAAGTATTTATTGGTAACTGGCTGAACGATATGTAAGTTTTGTTTAGCCCTAGTCAAACCTACATAAAAAACTCTAGTGTCATCGTCAGGGTCTTTTTCATATGCCCTCCAAGTTCTATGAGGCATATCTGTCATAAGAACAACATTATCTGCCTCACCCCCTTTTGCAGAATGTATCGTAGATAGAGTAATTCTTGGTTTTTTAGTTATCTTTTCACCTAGTCGTAACATAGATAAAATATAACTTCTTTCATGAGCAGATAACCCAGTAAACATATCATGCCATATTTTAGGTTCAGGAAGTTCTGCTAACTGTTGTACTTCTTTTAATGTTAATTTTTGTGAAGGATCTAAATTCATAAATGCTTTTCTTTTTGATCCTCTTATATAAGGAACTAATTCTTCTGCTTGATCAGGAAAAATAAACATACCTTTTCTTAAATTTTCCCAGTTTTTTACTGCCTCTACTTTCTTCTTAGAGATAGAGGGATTATTCTTTCTTTCGAAATATACACCAAGACCTCTACAATGTGCTTCTATTTCATTTAATAAATAGTTAGAACGAGATAGTATTAGCCATTGACCAGAGGAGATATCAATATGTTCGAAACTTGCTTCGGTGATTACATTACCAGCCTCTTCCCTCGGACTCCAAGTTTTTTGTGTTCTTGTCTTAATACGACCTATCACTTTATTAGCTACACTAAAGACACTTTGAGGGATTCTATAACTCTTTTCCAAAATTCTAGCATCGTTAGAGATATTAATCAAGAAGTTTACGTCTGCCCCTGCCCATCTAAAGATAGCTTGATCATCATCACCAGCGATATAGACTCTCTTAGATTTTTGTGCGAGTATCTTTACTAACTTCCATTGTAAAGGACATAAGTCTTGTGCTTCGTCTACAAACATAACATCTAAACTAGGTGCAAGTTCTTTTTGTACACACATATCAAGCATATCAGTAAAGTCGTATAATCCTCTTGCTTGTTTAAATTGATATAAACCTTTTGAAAATCGCTCTAATGTATGCCAATCTATATCTTCGTCATAATGTTCCTGCCACTCGGCTCTTAAATCATGACACTTTAATCTTGCTAATCCTTCTACGAACTTTAACTTATCATCTTTAGATAAAAGAGAAATAGAGCCTTCTTCTAAATTTATATCACCTGTTAAACGTAAACCCATAATATCATTAAACTCTTTATAGTTTGAACGATCCATGACCGAAGTACGAGATAGCCCTAACATTCGGTAACATAAAGAATGTAAAGTTCTAAAATTAGGAATATCTTTTCCTGATAAAGAAAACCTGTTCATTGTTCTTTCTTTACCCTCATCAGATGCTTTCTTTGTAAAAGCAAAATAACCTATTCTATCAGGAGGTGTTCCCTTTTGCATCTCCATTTCAATTAAGTTAAGAATAGTTGTAGTCTTTCCAGTTCCTGGAGGTCCAAGGATAATAGACCAAGTAGAAGGATCAATACTCAAAATGGATCCTCCCCCATATTTGGTAATTCGTAGCCCTCCTCTTGTGATTTAAATTCTGGGACATACCAAACCGTTACACCTTTACCTTTTACATGAAAGAAATGATCCCCACCTCCCAGTTCCCTGAGTCGTGCAGCAATATGGTTTCTTCCATAATCTCTAAACTGTTGTCTACCAAAATAGTCTATTAAATCTTTTAATCTAAAAAAAGTTTTACTTTCTTCTGTCCAAGGCTTTCCTAATAATAACTCATCTCTTGATTGAGCCTGTGCTCTTTCAGTACAAAAGGACTCTAAAAGCTCTTTAAACTGACCATGTACAGATACATCTTCTGGAACTTCGATTATAGATACGCTATCTAATAATTGTTGAACAACAGTCCTCCAGTTGTTTTGTCTCATAGTTAAAGGCATAAAATTTAATTCGTCCATACATCTTCTTTGGAATTTAGTTTGGTTTTGTAGTTCATCTGTAGTTAGCTCTATTCGATGACCCTCTACATCTAAAAACCATATAGGTGGTGTTGAATCTTGTTTTTGTAGATTACTAAATTGTGGTAACCCTCCAGAAGAACCAACACCATATTCACAGGTTCTACAAACTGCAGCATTACAGTGTGAGGCTATAGGCTGATCATTACATTTATATTGGTAATCTTTATTACTTAATGCTTTTATAACTGCTAAAACTTCTGAAGCACCAAGTGGTGGCTTCATATATTGAAAGTTCTTTTCCTCTACTTTTTTCTCCCAATCGTCAGAAAACTTTTTTCTTAAAAACACACCAACGTCAAATAAACCATTATTCCTAGTTCCCTCAGGAAAGCCCATACTACATAGTATTTTTAAACAAGGTGGTGCACCTTCTAGATCTTTATCAGCCATATCAGCAGAAATAATTTTTAAACTTTCTAATTCTGCCTTAGTTATCGTTTTTTGTTTTGCATATTCTATAAACTCATTTAAATCTGTTATAGCTATACCTTTATCATCATGAGCATAACGAGTAGTCCTCTTTCCACCAAAGTATGGCATATTCAAGGTACTGCCTCTATCACCTTTTTCTAATAAAAGTTTTGTTTGTTTAGGAAATATCTCTGCCGTTGCATAACCAAGTACAGAGGCAATATCTTTTAGTTTATGTTGAACAATAGCACAACTTACAGGTTCACTAAGAAATACAAATATATGTGCACCACCAGATTTAGAACGAGCCACTACAAATGGTAACTTATTTGTTTTTATAAATTTAGTTACTAAATCACTATGGTTTAAAGGGTACTGATCAATATCAATGGCACCCCATGTGCAAGTATTAGTTTCTGTAATCGGTATTATACCAAGAGAGTTTTTACCCTCTAAATGGTTTTTCCATAATTCTTGTAGCCGAAGATCATCTATGTCTTCAGATATAATTCTATATCGACCTTTTTCTTTTCCTACACCATTTCCTTCCTCTGGAGCATATGATCCATATGCCTTTCTCAACCCAGAAAAAAGAGTAGCAAAGTCCTTTACTGTTTTAGTGGTCATGTCTACGATTATGTAAAGGTGAGCTTGGTATTTTATTTACTTTACCATAATCTTGTTCTCTTAAAGCCCTTGGATCATCTTCGAATCGTTCATCTTCTCCTAGTTCCCTTGGTGTCAACTTAGAATTACGTTTATAAAGGTCACGTTGTAAATCTACTATTGAATTACGATATCGATAACCTTTTGATCTACCTTTAAGTTTACTGTATGTTGTAGTCATCTCTTTCTCCAAATGGTAAAAGGGGGCTTTCGCCCCCTAAATTAAAATGGTACTTCGTCATCTTTAGGTGTTGAATCTTCGTTAACATCATCTTGTTTAACTTTTACATCACCAGCACGAATACTTTTCAAAAAGCGACTTGCTTCTAACATAAAAGATCTTTCCTTTACAGGACCATCAAGACCTATAGACCAACCACACCAACTTCCTAAATCATTTGACTCTGGTGAAGTTTTAGCTAAATAACGAAACATAAACATTGGTGCTTCTACTGGAATGCCCTCACTATTTTTTACACGTCTTTGCTTCATAGTGCTTAACCATTTTCTAGCTTTACCTAACTGAGTAGACGACATGCTAATAACTGCTTGTTGCCACTCTGTTTCTTCCTCATTAGTAACCATGACATAAAACTGTGCCGTTTCGTCTATATAATTACCATTATCTAAAACGAATTTTTTCTTTTCGTCTCTGACACATTGATTAAGTATAGATCTTTCATGGTCAGCATTCACTAATCCACCTCCAGAATCTCGTGGCTTCCATTCGATATATTTTTTCTGATAATATACAGGAACTACAATAATTCCATCGTCACCTTTAACAAGATCATTAGTCACAGTATTTAATATATCGCCCTCTTCAGCACCCTTGATATATTTACCCTCTGACTTTTTTACTTGTGGGCTACCAGATTGTAATATTCTGATAAACGGAATAGCGAAGTCTTCAGAACTTGTATCCTCAAGACCTGTACCATTAGCTAGTATCTCATCATCAACCATTAAGACTGACGTTTCTTCTTTTCTTGCAACTGCTTTATCTGACATATTGTCCTCCTTATTTATTTATTTTAGTTACAAATCCACTATAAAGACCAAAAGTAGTTACAGGAATATCTGTCCCTTTTTCCAATTGTTCTTTACAGAAAGAATTTAAAGTTGAATGGTGAACTGATTCTTTAGTAGTCGTATCAATACCTAATGTATCAAGCTGACTTAATACTTCGGTAAATCTATTATCCCCTCTACCAAATTTACAGTTTATTTCTTTTTTAATAATTTCACCAAAACCATTATCGTCTAACCAAGCATGAGCTTCTTTTGCTCGATCTTTTGATATATGAGCCCTTACGAAAGGTTCAACTTTAATTTTAGTTCCATCTTTTAACTCAAAACTAGAAAGCCCTACCTCTGCTAAAAGGTCTGGTATTTCTTGTTCGGAGATTTGTCTTACCCTTTCCTTGAAAGTCTTAATCGACTCTTCATGAATTTTGACATCTTGTTGTCGTTTGATAAGTTCGTTTGCCAATCTGCTCAACCTGTTTAATTCATCAGGTGTTGCCTTGACATTTATAGTGTTTATTGCCTCACCACTGAGGATATCGTCAAGATTGTTCATCATACTCTCCAAAGTATTTTAGGTTAATATTGATGGGAAGATACATTGCTTCTTGTCTATCCCACTTTAACATTTTAAACTTTCCAGCATTAATATGAGATGCAATACTACAGGCTATACCTATTGCAGCAGGATCCCCCATTAATAATAGATAGTCTTCGTCTGAAAAACCATTTAAGCCTTCCCTTAGTCTTGCGACTGTCGGAGCAGCACTTAAAACGATTTGTCTGTTGGGTGGAAGTAAAACTTTTATTTGACCAAATCTTAAAGCACCAGATATATTCTTAGTGCCAAAGTCTTGTACAACATATACAGTTGCTTGTCTTGTGTATTCCATTCTACTTTCTCCTAACTTTTATTATACTATACTTTATTAATATAATAATAAACCTTTATTTTATGCAACATAGTCATGTTTAAAAGTTTTTATTATTTTATTTTTAAAAAAGCTCGTCATAATCTCATAATATCATAAGAATGTAGTTAAGCCTTTGTTTTTACTCTATAACTGCTCTATGAGATTTTATTTTACATTATCATAGATAAAGGGTCGTAAGGAACTTTTTTCATAACTTTTATATATCTCACTAGATATTTATATAGTATATTAATTTTTAGAAAGAAGAAGGAGACATATTTGTTTACGTTCAAAACTAGACCGTATAAACACCAGCTTAATGCATTAAAAGAATCTTGTAATAAAGATGAATATGCATTGCTTATGGATATGGGAACTGGTAAATCGAAAGTCTTAATAGATACTATAGCTTATCTATATGACACTGGAAAAATTAATTCAGCTTTTATACTCGCACCAAAAGGTGTCTATAAAAACTGGGTAGGGCAAGAAATACCTAATCATCTTCCTAACCATATAGAACATAAGATGGCATATTGGTCTTCACCATTAACAGAAAAAGTAAAAAAACAAATAGAAGCAATATGGAAACCAGATTTTGATTTACAAATTTTTGTAATGAATATTGAAGCTCTGTCTACTAAGAAAGGTTTAGAGATAGCGAAACGATTTATCTTTAATCATAAAAATGGAATACATAACGAGGGTACATTATTAGCAATAGATGAGTCTACTGTAATAAAAAACCATAGGGCAAAAAGAACTAAGAATGCAATAGAACTAGGAAAGTTAGCGAAGTATAAAAGAATATTAACAGGTTCACCGATAACTAAATCACCTTTAGATTTATATTCACAGTTTGCTTTTCTAAGTGAAGAACTATTAGGGTTTAGATCGTATTATTCTTTTTGTGCAAGATTTGCAGATATGATAAAAAGATCTGCAGGATCTCATCAATATAATCAAATATTAGGTTTTCGTAATTTAGATGAATTAACAGAATTAATAAAGCCTCATTCTTTTAGAGTAACAAAGGAGCAATGTTTGGATTTACCAGAAAAGATTTATACTCGTAGAGTTATAGAACTAACACCTGAACAGAAAAAGATTTATCAGGATATGAAGAAGAATGCAGTTACGCAATTAGATAACATGGAACAAGTTACTGCAAACGCAGTTATAACACAACTATTAAGACTTCATCAAATAAGTTGTGGTTTTGTAAATACAGATGATGGCTCTTCTGTTGAAATAAATAATAATCGACTATCTGAGTTAATAAGTATATTAGAAGAAGTGAATGGAAAAGCTCTAATATGGGCGAACTATA